TCCCAACGGCGGGGGCACATTACCTTGAAATCCTTTAGTTTACTTTGTGACCAATTCATAAAAAATTTTTAGTCGCTGCTCTTTAGTGCAATACAAACTTTCAATGTCTTCGGGGCTGTACCACGTCTTGTGCCCCGTGGAAAGATTTTTAAGTTCGTAGTTACCGCTTGCCTCGCTTATGGATACACAGCGAAGCGGTGTGCCTACAAAGTTATAGTACTCTCCGCCTACCCTAACGTTTTTTCCCGCGGGCTCGACGGTCACCTGCCGAATTTGTTTTTGATCCCCTGTTTTTAGAGGCAGACTCAAAACCAACGATTTTCCCGCCTTTGTGGGAGGCATCTTTATTGTCCCCGTTGCCGTAGGTCCCATTTTCCCTGTTGTACTTGTTGAGTTCGGCACGTTTCTTCTTGTTTTTAGGTTCTGCATTGTTCTTTTTGTCGTAGGCAAGTTTCTTCTTGTAGGCCTCGGGATTTTCCTTGTAGTACTTAGCTGTTTTCTTCATTTTTATTTTAGTGTTTAGTCAGTGCAATAACCTGCTTGGCAGCCAGAGCCTGTTCCAAAGAAAAAGTCCTGCTGCAGTCCCACTTTCTTTATTTGAGCATAACTCATATCAGTTTGCCACTGCTTTCCTTTTGCCTCCTTTGATGAAAACCACTCCATTTTTTCAGGATTGTCATCAAAATTTTTACGTAGTTGCTGAACTGGCTTCCAAAAACATCCAACACAGTTGGAGTCAGGGGGGAAAATTAATCCAGACTTTTTAGCCCACTCGCCCACCGTGTAGTGCCCTACGCGGGCGTCAATAAGTGGAAATTTAGGGGTACGCCACTCAACAGTTTCCCATTTGTTTTTAGTGCCTCTTTTGCCGGTAACAGCTTTAAAAGACGTTGTAACAGAATTAGCGCGTTCCTTTTCATCGTACCTAAAGCCGATGTGCATGTCTACGGGCGGTATTTTTTTATCGTACCACCAATGAAAACCCAAAAACAAAGGAGTTAAGGGTTATGTAGGTAAAAAGGGTAATGCCGGTAAACATACCCACGATAACTATGGCAAAAACCGATGCTACCGGCCACAGCCAAATGTGCTGGCACACGCGGTCAAATGTCGTCAGGCGTTTCTCCACGTACTTCTCTTTCTTTGTCATTTTCTTGTTCGTTTAGGTACCTGTTAGCAGTAGCAAAGGCAGACATCATCAGGTGAATCTGCAAAGGAGTGTCGGGGGCTGATATTTCTACCAAGACCCCCTTTTTTTGAAATATGTACTCCTTTATCCGTGCCATCATGAAATTAATCTGCCCGTTATCCATATTTTGCCTTTAAGCGCTCAAGTAAGTAGCGCTCCCGTTTTTCTTTCTTTTCTTTTTTGGCCTGAGCCCTAGCTTCGCGCTTTTTTTCTAATTCCAGCCTGTAGGTGTATTCCTCATCGGTCTCTTCCCTGTCCCCCCACAACACACACTCCTCATAGTAAGGAATCAGGCGAAAGTTCTGGTGGTTTGGAAACTTTTGTGATAAGGAAGTAAGCCCTGATATCACTTCGTTGACAGGCCCCGTGAGGCTTACACCTGCGGGCCAAGCAAGCTCTTCAGAAACCAACTTTTTCATCGGAAAACGGCTTTTTTGGCGGGATCGGCCTTGATTACTTTTGACTGGTTGGGATAGGGGCGGCAGCTTATCATCATGGCCATGATAAGCAAAAATAGTGCCACAACTACCCAGTACAGGAATTTGATGGGGCCCTTGGAACGGGCCACAAAATCCTCATAAAGCACGTACAGCACTAGGCAGGTCATAACTGGGGTGGCCACTAGGGACAACCACACGTAGACGCGGTCCTTGATAGGGGTTTCCCGGTCCTTATCGACAATGATGAGGATGGCGGTCTGAAGAAGGGCGTAAATCACATAGGTAAGCATTGTTCTTTGATTTGTTGTTTGACAATCTTATGCACTTTGAGTAATAACGAGTGATAGGCTGGGTTGGTTGCGTATTTCTCCAGTGAACGGAAGTATTTCTTTGGGCTGCAGTGGTGTTTGCCTAGCTTTTTTGCCACCCGCACAAAGTCCTCAAAAGCGTATAAGGGGTCGTCATAGCACTTAAAATGGTCCAAAATCACATAACGGTACCCCTTGGGGGTCTCGGTGATAGAAAAAATATGGGGGTAGGTAACCGTCGTGGTTCGGTGGTACTCGTGGGTACGCAAAAGTTGCCCCCGGCCCTTGATCCCAAAAAAATTATTTCCTTGGCTGTTTTTACCCCACCCTGACTCTAGGGCTGCCTGAGTAAGAATTATCTCAGGGTGTACACCGTGCCGGTCGCCCACCTCTACGGCTAATGGGTAGTAGGCAGCCACAAAGTCCTTGGGGCTTTGCCCCCACAGGGGAAAAGACAGTAGTAGTGCTAATAGTTTCATTTTGACAGGTAAAGGGCTAGGCCCGCGAGGAGCATGTCTTTTGGGCCCTCGCCCGAGGCTACGTTTAGAAGTTCGGTGTTTCGGGCCCGGAAGACCTCTTTACCCCCCTTCCACACCACAAAACACCATTCGTCGGTATGGGGGCAGGTTTCCTCATAGCCGTAGTAGGCTTTGAGGCGTGGGGTCTCTATGACCGCGTAGTCCGAGGCGCAAGTAACGTCAGGCCTTGTCATTGCAACAGGCGCATTTTTGCTCTACTTCCTCCTGAAAGCCCACCATAAGGTCAATGACCTCTTTGACCGACAGGTCTTCGATGAGTTTGGGAATTTCAATGAGCCGTGCCAAATGGTCAGCGGCTAGTTGTCTTTTTTCTTGCGTGTTCATAGAATTTAGTTAGTCTGTCTAATTTTGTCTCTATTTTATGCTCGGGCCAGTCATCACCTGTGCGGGGCGCGTTTGGACACCAATACCCATTTTCTTCTAGGTTCATCGCCTGCTTCTCGCTCCAAAGGTCTTCATCAATTTCCTTGCCACAATATTTGCACCTGTGTGTCATGACCTATCTACCAAGCACATACCCTTAATTGGGTGATACTGTACTGCACATTTGTATTCCTCACACAGTTTGTATAGTTTTTCAACAAACTCCCGCTGCTTGGGGGAGTCTATGTTTTGTGTCAATTCTATACGTTGACCTTCAAGATTTGCCTCAAAAAGGCCCATTTCAACACCAGTCTCAACTCCGCGGTGCCAAATGTCCCTTACCTCGCTTTCAGTATAATGATTTTTACCGAAAATGGCGGCAAGTCCTGTGGGGCGATCCTTGAAAGAGTTGTCTGACTTTTTAAAGTCATCTACTATTTGTTTGACACGTAAATCCATAAATATTTTGTTTTTGAGTACTAACGAAAGCACCCAAAACATTGTTTCATCTTTTGAAAAAAAATCTTTGGCACGGTTTTTGTTCCACGTGGAACAACGTAAAATACCTGCCAAAACGGAGAACCCGTGTTTGGCATGGTTGTTGTTAGAAAAATAAAGTCTATCCTGAGGAGATAAACCACGGACAGGTAGACTATCAAAGGCTCTTATCCGGGGTACGTAGCAACAGGAGCCAAGTGCAGCCCAAAGGTTGAAAGCACGCTACCACGGGGACCGATACCCCAAAAGTATTCAACCAGACCTACAAGCGCGGTGTCTATGTAGGGACTTCGAGACGGAGAACTCATCCAGTCAAGCAAGTAGGGAAGGCGCAGCCTCTTGTGGTACAAGACTGCCCTTCCCATCAAACAAAGAATCTAAACCAGTAAGCAAATATATTAATACTACTATGGTTAATGGGTTTAAGCCGCACAGGAATGAGGATTGGATCAAGTGCGAACTTTACCGAAGACTCACTGACCTCGGCTTTTCCTGCTACCCCGAGACTATCTTTACCCTTGAAAATTCAAGACAGCGTACACGGAGAAATAGGGATGTAAGGCTTAGGGCCGATTTGGCGGTGTGCAGGGGGGAAACTCTTATTTGCCTCATTGAAATAAAACACAGGCCAAAGACAGATAAGCCAATAAAAAAGGGAAGACAATACGAAAGGTATAGGGAATTGGGGCTCCCATTCATTTACTGCATGAATGAGGGCCAAATAGAGCCCACAATCGAAAGATTGGTGGGTTTTTCACTAAATAAGCAACCCCTTGATCTTTAATCCGTATAACGGTGTATGAGTCCACTGAAATACGACATAGTAAGGTATTCCCCTAAGTTAAGGGAGACTATAAAACTTCAGATCAAGAGAAAGGGGGTTAATGTTGCGGCGCTATCGCGAGAGTTGGGCATACGCCGCCAGCGCATTACCTCTTACCTCTCGGGCAGTACCAAGGATTTAACCCAGTGGAAGATCATAAAGATAGCTGCAAAAATAGGGGTAAGGGTATCTTTAACCATTGAAATAGATGACTAAAATACCGGAAGTAGGGGATTTATTCTATCTTGACTTCACTCGGTCACATGATCGCATCGTTGGGGTAAAACCGGAAAAAAACGGAATCTATGAGATGCGCCTGCAAGCATTTTCGGGAACTGCTACATGGTTTTGGAGTTCATTATATAACCCAAAGTTTGATTCCCGTAGGTTGACTAAGTCCAAAAAAAACAACATAAAAGCATTTTATGAAGCAGTTACCAGAGTTGGGTGATTATTTGGTTGGCTATGATTGTAACCCCCTCCAAACTTACTCTGAAGTTCTGCGATAGGGAGAGCATTTGGGTAACTACTTATTCGGCAGGCGATAGCACAAAGGTCCTGAAAAAAAAGCAAAAAGAACGTAATCAGGTATATTTACAACCAACTTAACGATGAAAATAATAGATGAAATTGTCCGCGACATTGAGCAACTCAAGGCCGTCAACGGCCAGTTGGACCTCAACTCGGGGCTAGAACTGCAGCAGCGCCTAGCCTCCAACTCCTACTTTTTGGCTACCATAGTGGCTGACGCCACCGAGGCCCGCAACAACACCGAGTACATGTACAAAAGTTCGATCAATTCTTTCCTTGTAAACTACAAGGGGGAGAAGGTGTCAGAAAAGCGCCTAGAGGCCTTAGCCAAGGAGCAGTACAAAGAATTGTACAAACAATTAACCGCAGAGGAAAACCTTTTGGTGCGTCTTACGTTGATACTCAGACAAACCAATGTCAACATTGAAACCCTTCGCCAAACCAACAGCCAACTCAAAGTTGAGTTCCGAAACCAAGTTTCGGGTGGGGGATAGTGTTAAGTTTATATACGAAACCTCCGTTAATTATGGTAAAATTGGCAAAATCCTGCGTATAGGCAAAAAGTGGATGTCTGTTGAGGTAGATTTTGTAGAGTTTAACTACGGTTCTGCCATAGCCACAATGCTTTTTGCCCCGCCCAAACGTGAAACAATACGTAAATTCTATGAAGCAGTTCAAAGACTGGCACCTTACCCGCGGGGCAAAAAAGTTAAAATCACAGGTAATTAAAGACTTTTTAAATGCTGTTCATTCCAAAGCGCGATAAGGACATTTTTAAGGCCTACCCCGAACTTCTTGCGATTCCTGAGTTCTATGAACTCAACGAAAAGCAGATGACGGCACTCATTTGGTTTGCCGACTACCGGAGTCCCTTCCGCCAAAAGCCCAAGGAAGAGCGCATGCGGCTAGCCTGCCTAGAGGCGGGTTACAAAGTCATGGAGGACAAGAATACCACCATAGAGTTCCGTGCCCGCGAGATGATGTCGGGCAAGGTAGACAAATGGAACACGGCTGTAAAGAAGTACATGGAAATGCAGCACGACGATGCCCGTGAGCAAATAGAAATGGTGGACGCACAGGTGGACAATATCAGAAAACTGGTTTCTACCCCCACTGACGATGAGGCGACACTTGAAAAACGCAACAAGCTCATTAACTCCTTACCTGACCTTAACGATACTAAGCGTAAGCTAGCCAAGCAGGCTAACATGGAGGAACTGGTGATGGGCGTAGAGGAGGCTATCGCCGGAGAAGGCAACAAAAGAACATTATCCCTACTCGATGAAGAAATTGAAAAGAGCCGTGTGCGCTAACTGTGGTAAGGCAATAGTTAATCAATACGGTGCTTGGGTACACGAAAACATGTGGCTTCGTTGTTTTGCGAATTCAGAGGTAGGTTTTCCAGATATAATTTATGCCACCCCCTCAAAAGCCTCAAATTTAAGGAATTTTTATGAAGAAGTACGAAAAATGTAGGTATTGTGGGGCCCCGATTGAATTATATCGCCCCGGCTGGGTGCATTTAGACATGGAAGCCGGAAGGCGTTACTACTTTTGCGGTACCACTGAAGCACCGCAATCTTTTGCCGAACCAACCAAACAACAAGTAATTTATGAACTTTATCAAGTACTTACTCGTTCTAGTGAGCCTGTCGGCGACGGCTCAGGAACGCTTTGAGGGCGACTTCTACGTCACCACCATCCACTCCGATACCCTCACAATAGAATACCGAAAGGTGGTTATAGCCTACAACGAGGGCACTGCAGAGGTTTGCCTCAACACCGACATTCTGCGGTGCTTCACTGAACTTGATCCCCAGCCCACCAACGAAGCCTTTTTAGGACTAATGAAGAGCGCCATAGGGGACCGCTACCTTATGCGCATTGTCTATGATGATCGTGGTATGACCTTTTGGTTTACCAATCTTGACGGGTTCTACCCGCATATTGTGGTCACTACCCGCGACCCGCGCCTCTAATGGCACGGTTATTGCTATAAATCAGCGCGATGGCTAAAATTTTAATAATCGACATAGAGACGTCACCCATGGAGGTGGCGGCTTTCAGCCTTTATCCCGAAAGCATTAGCTACAACCACATACTGAAAGATGAGTTCATTATCTGCGTATGTTGGAAGGAGTTGGGAAGCAAAAAGGTACATTCGGTAAAGATTTCCAAGGCAGGCGACGACAAACGACTGCTCAAAGAGCTTCGCTCGGCGCTGCTAGATGCCGATATTCTTATCGGCCATAACCTAGCAAGATTCGACATCCTAAAGATCAACGGACGCCTGATCCGTCACGGCATTGACCCCCTCCCCCCGATTCCCGTAGTAGACACTTTGCGGGAGTTAAAGCGTGTGGCTAAGTTCCCTTCCCATCGACTAGATTACCTTGCTAAGGAACTTCTTGGCGGGGGCAAGCAGGAAACATCACAAGGACTGTGGCTCAGGGCCATGAAGGGGGACAAGAAGGCCATAAACGAAATGGTACGGTACTGCAAAGTAGATGTGATAAAGACAGAAGAACTTTATCTCAAGCTGCGCCCCTACTTCCTTACCCACCCCCACGTAGGGGTGCTGCTGGGCAATGAGCGCGGCCACTGTTGCAACAAGTGTGGGGGAGTCCATCTTAAAAAAAACGGGCTTCGCCCTACGGCCACAGGCCTGTTGAGACAAGAGCTTCAATGTATGGACTGCGGAAGCTATCAAAGGATTCCGTTTGCAATAAAAAAACGCACAAGGGCATGATCCTCACTGATATCTCAGTAATACCATCAACAACCACCACTACAACAACAGGTAGTCTTTCTTGGGGTGACGTGGCTTGGCAAACCGTTGAGCCCACCAAAAAAGAGCGCATTGGAGCCTTGGTAGCCAAGATAGAATCCGAAGACCGCCTCAAGCTCATCCTTGAAAAGGTAAAGACCAAAAAGCTCTCCGTAGACGAGGCCATTGCCGTCCTAAAAGGAGACAAGAGCATAGAGATTGGCTGACTTCCGCCATATTCCTGAGAACGAATACTCCTCTGAACTAGAGGACAAGGTAAAGTATTACCTCTCCGTCACCCCCTCTCTCCCTAAGAACGAAGTTAAGCCCCGGCGGGCGCAGATGCCCAACGTCTCTGATCCTTACGAACAAAACGTATGGTGCCGAGAGGAGTTCCGCCGCTGCCGCGAGGGGCATTTTGGCTATACGGGCAAGTTCTACTTTTGGTACAACTACTGCAAGATTTGGGACATCGAGCGCGGGCAGATGTTCTTTCCTGATTTCCGCATGTGTCAGGTAGAGTGGTTCAAGCAGATCACCGAGGTAGAGGACTCCAAAGAGTGGGGGCTTATTTGCGTTAAGAGGCGGCGTATCGGCGCCTCGTGGCTTGAGGCCGCCGACGTGCTCCATGATTGCATTTTTTACAACCCAAACGGGTTTTTTAAGGCTGGTATGACCTCCAAGACCGAGGACGACGCCAAGGAATTGTTCAAAAAGGTAAAGTTCCTTTACGACAACCTGCCACTGTGGATGAAGCCTACCTCCTCGGCGGGGAACACGGCCACATCTCTTGTCTTTGGTTGGAGGGAAAAAGACCCCAACGGCAACTGGCAGCTTAAAGGGCTTCAGTCCGAGGTTAAAGTAAAGGCCCCCACCGAGACAGGATGGGAGGGCTACGCGCTTAGAAAATGGTGTGCTGACGAAAGCGGTAAGATAGAGCGCCTCAAACAGTTGTTCTCTTACGCCGTGGACACCATGATGGTTGGTAACAGGAGGGTAGGAACTCCCGTACTTTTTGGAACGGCGGGCGATATTTCCAAGGAGGGCCGCGACTTCAAAGAGATGTGGTATAATGCCGACACATACAAACTGCGCCAGTTCTTTTTCGGTGGGTGGATGGGGCTAGCGGTAGACGAGTTTGGCAACGACCTCAAAGAGGATGCAATAAGGTGGATTGTCTATGAGCGAAAACGCCTAGAAGGCCTTAGCCAAAAGGAATACAACGACTTTCTTCAGAAGTACCCTCTTACTGTTCAGGAGGCTTTTACCTCTAACGAGTCTCAAGGACTCGGTAACCAAGTAAAGATCAACAAGCAACTGAACTCCTTGTACGAGAATCCTGTCAAGGCCAAGCGTGGGTTCTTTAAGTTGGATAGCAACAAAAAGCCCGTTTTTGTGCCCTCGGGGCGTGGGGCGTGTATTATCTACGAAGACCCCGACCCTGTGTATCAGAACCTGTACATCGGCGGTCTGGACCCGACAGATGCCGAAGTAGAGGAGGGGCGCAAGGACGTGTCTTCACTAGCGCTGTACATCATGAAAAAGCGCCACGGCGTGGAGGCCCCAAAGATCGTATTTGAGTACGTAGACCGCCCTGCAGTGCCTAGGGATTTCTATGACCAATGTCTACTAGCCTGTTTGTACTACAACAACACCAAACTGATGGTAGAAAAGAACAAGCCGGGGGTAATTACCTATTTTGACGAGGCGGGCTACAAGCACCTGCTTGCCACCAAGCCCAACTCTTATGAGCGCATTGTACTTAACAATACGTGGAACATAGGGTACATTATGGACAAAAAGACCACCATGTACGCCGAGGAACTTGTGGCCGAGTACATTGAGGACTATGCTGACATTATCCCCTCCAAGGGGCTCCTAGAGGAGTGTATCAACTACGGGATCACCAATACCGACCGCGTGAGTGCTTTTATGGCCGTAATGCTGCTGCTAAAGGAGGATAAATGGGAGGCCAAGGCCAAGGGGGACAAGAGCAACATTCCTAGGTGGAAATACATTATGCGCAGGGACGGTACCCCGGTTAAAGTAAAATAACAGTTTTGGCACGGTTTTTGCTATAGAGTTGGCAAACCCCCAAAAGGTTGGCAAATAGCTCATTTCCTAATCCTTACATTCCAGAAAAGCAGAAAGACAAGGACTACTATATGCAGTGCCTTCAAAGCATCTGCGGTACTGCCTTGAACGCCCGCTATGAGCGGGAATATTCTGTAATGGATGAAAGCTACGCGTTTTTCAACGCGCAGCCCCCCAGCCCCGACAAGTTCAAATTCTTGACCGACGCGGGAGACGGGTCTACCTTCCCCGCCATGTGGATGAGCCTGAATAACATTCGGGTGAAGCTCAGTGTGCTTATCGGTGAACTTTTTCAACGGGGTTACGATTTTCATGTTCAGGCCATCAACAAAGAGGCTCGCTCCCGGCGCCTAGAGGCCAAGGAGGACATGCGGGTGGACATCCGTCTGCAGCCCATAGCCCAACAGCTTGAACAGGTTACGGGCTTTCCTACGGCCAAACAAGGCCTTCCTGAGACCGAGGACGACTTAGAGGAGTTCTTCAAAAAAGATTACCGCGAAAGGGCTGAGATAGTGCTGTACTTTGCCCTTAAATTCTTAGAAAAGCGCAACTACTGGAACATTGAGCGCAAGGCAGCTTTCCTAGACCTGCTCATTACCGGCAAGGCGTTTATCAGGAACGAGATTGTCAATGGGATGCCGGTAGCCCGTCGGGTAGACCCCCGAGACCTCTTCTTCGATAGAAACGCTTCAGACGACCTTTTGCGCGACTCCACCTATTGGGGGGAGCGCCGCTATATGTCTATGGCCGACGCCTGCGAGCAGTATGGCCTTACAATGGAAGAATTGAAGGATTGCTACAAGGGCTATCAGGCCGTGCGATCCAATCCTAGCCAACAGCGCAACGGGGTTAACTTCTCCTTTGCCCCCACCACAGAGCAGATGCCTTGGTTCAAGAGCGAGCCCTCGGGGCTGCGCGTGATGGTTGTTACGGGGTACTGGCAGGATATTAAGTACTACAACAAGAAAATTACTACCGACAAGTACGGTAACGAGCACGTCAAATCCACCTCTAGCCACAAGCCTAGAGAGGGCGAGGAGATCGTAAAACGCCGTTTAAAGACGTGGCGCAGGGCTACCCTGATTGGTGGTTCTATCTTGAAAGAATGGGGTGAAATGCCCAATCAACCGCGTGATCGTGAAACTCTCCATGAGTGCGAGCCCCCGTTCGTGGGACTGATCCCCAACTTCGTTGACGGGGTGGCCGTATCCATTGTGGATCAGGTAAAAAGCCTGCAGAACCTCAAGGACATCTTTGTCTACAACATGCAATTAGCCGTGTCCGTCTCGGGGCACAAGGGTTTCATATACGACGTTGCTCAGTGTCCCGACGATTGGGAGCCCGAGGACGTCATTAAGTACCTGAAAACCAGTGGTATAGCCTTTATAAACAGCAGAGCAAACGGGGGTGCCAATACCTACAATCAATTCCAGACCATTGATATGTCCCTGTCTCAGTCGGTCACCAAGTATCTTGAGCTAATACAGTGGTGCGACTCTCAGATTGATGCCGTTTCTGGCATAAATGACGCCCGTCAGGGCGTGATGCAGGGGGCCTCTCAGGCCGTAGGCACTACCCGTACTGCTCTGTTTCAGTCCAACATGGCCACAGCCCCGCTGTTTGCCTTGTTCGATATCTTCTCCACGCGGGTATGGAACCAACAGGCGCGGCTTGTCAAAATCGCGTGGGCCAACAAAGAGATATTTTCCCCCATCATAGGGGATGTTGGGTTTAATTTCCTCAAAGAGGACGTTGATCTTGAACTTGACGACTATGGGGTGTCTATTGAAGTTACCCCTAAGATACTCGACGATCAGACCACCTTCCAGCAACTCGTAATGGCTGCCCTTCAGGCGGGCAAGGTAGAGTTCGATCAGGCGCTTATCCTACTCAAGGAGAAGGACGTAATGACGGGCATCATGAAGTTCCACAAGGTATTAGAGCAGTCTAAGGAGGAGGAAATGCAGCGAGAAATGGCCATGCAGGAGCAGCAGGCTCAATCGCAGCAGCAGTCTCAGATGGCCATGCAGCAGTTTAATGCTCAGACCCAACAGCAGGCTCAGGAGACTCAAAAAGCCCTTGCAGGCATTAAGGCGCAAGTTGACCTTGTAAAAGGGGCTCAGGACGCCAAAAACGCCCAAGAGCTTGAACTTCTCAAACAGAGGGGTAATTTATTGGAAAAACGCATGGACAATGGACAAGTGTAGATGGTGCGGAGAACCTATTGAACCCACCCAAAAGGGGTGGATTCATATTCCGTCTTCCGACAGGATGGACTATCCTCACTTGTCCCACGCCTACTGTTACATCCACGGAACTTATTTTGCTGAACCTAGAACAAAGTTAGACAACCTAATTGAAATAGAAAAATGCCTCAAACACCACAACGTCACGGCGTAGGAACCCCTCAGTTTGAAACTACCGGGGATTCAGGAGCCAAGGTAGCCGGATTTAACGGCCTTACCCAATTCACCCCTCCTTGGGCCAAGGGGGCGCTTATTACCTTGGTAGCTTCTGCCGCCTCGGGTAACAACACCATGCAACTTCAGTACTCCCCTGACGGTGGCACTACGTTCATAAACTTTGGCCCTACGTCAACGGCACTTACGGGGGCAGGCCACGCAAGCATGTTTGTGTACCCCACGAACCTCTCTCAGGTACTACAGGGGGCACGGTAGCCACAATTATGCTAAACATGGTTATGCCCCCGGTATGGCGCATTGTTTTTGCCGTGCCGACCTCAGTTACCATTACGGGAGTCTATGTAAATTACATCAAATGAAAAAAATGTGTACGTACAGTATATGAAAATGATCCCTCCAAAAAAATTAAAAAGGTTACAAGATAGGGCGGAAACTTCTTACAAAAAAGTTGAAAGAAAAAAGGCTTCCGCAAAAGGTGACCCACTTAAATTGGAAAAAATTAATAGAAAGTATGGTTATAACTACGCTGCGGCTGATAGGAATAATATTCAACCCGACAGCACAGGCCACTATCCAAGCCGTGTACCTTCCGGTCCCGAGGAGGGTCTTATCCTGAAGGCAAAAAAACATCCGACAATGCCTATAACAAGGGCTTATGAGAAAGAATTGGGTTATCGTATTAAAAGAAAAAACGGACAACTGTACAGTATTCCAAAAAATAACCATGAAAAAAAGAAAAAAAGGTAAGAAAAAAATCTGCTGACAATTCGCGAATCGCGATTGGCACGATTTTTGCTGTAGACAGGTTGTACTAAGAAATTTATGCCTCAGCTAAATAATTTAGCACTAACAGAAGAGTTTATAACGCGGATCATCAAAGCCTACATTCAGGACAATGACATTGAGTTTACTGTCTTGGAGGAGGGCCCCGATCCGCAGGCTCCCAACAAGTTTATCCCCGAGGCCACGCTGCTAGGACGAAAGGTCTATCTGCATGCAGGGCCCTTGAAAATAACGGATAACAAGGGGGAGGCCACTTTTGCTGTTACAAAACAAGGAGCACTAGAACACATTGCCGCTTTTTGAAGCGGTTTAGGGCTTTTAGGCGGCCTAAAAGCGTAAGTCCGGCCCTATCACATTTAAACAAATTTAACAATGGCAGATTTTAAAGAAAAAGCAGCCTCCGGCCTGCAGGAACTAGTAGGAGCCGGAAAAGTTGAACAAACTGCACCCCCCACCCCCGAGGTGGTCAAAGAGGTAGTTGACAATGTCACTCCCCCTGTTGAGCCTTCAGAACCGCAAAAGGCGGTTGAGGCGACAACGCAGTTAATTGACTGGGACAAGGAAGAAGAGGTAAAACCTCAAGGGTTCGATTTCCGCGAGTTCGCCAAGAAAGTTGGCATCGAGGCAGAGAACGAAGAGGACTTTATCTCCAAACTGAACTCCCAAAAGGCAGACCCTTTCGAGGGCTTGCCGACCAACCTGAAGAAAGCGGTTGAGTACGCCAAGAAGGGCGTCGACCCGCTTCAACTTCTAAAGGTCAACGCGGTAGATTACTCACAGATTGATCCGGTTCAATTATTTGAAATGGATTTCATGAGTAAGATACCCGACAAGGAGCAGGGCAAACTTGCACTTGAGACGATGAACGTCTTTCAAAAGCAGTACGAGGGACTCAAGTTACGAAATGAGCTTGAGCAACGCCAACGTGCCGCCGAGATGGACCTCCTCTCTCAGGTAGAATCCTCACAGCGAGAACAGCAGCGGCAGCGCGAGCAGTTCACGAACCAACTTCAGGCGGAACTCGGCAAAGTCGAGGCCATTGAAAACTTCAAGGTTCTTGAAAAGCATCGCAAAGCCATTTACAAAGAAATCGCTGAGAGGGGTAAGAACCCCCGCTACGAAACGGCCAATGGTTACGACTATCAGCGCCACATCCGTGATTCTTTCATTACTTCCAACTGGGACTCTTTGAAAGGACACTTGATGAACAGGGCTAAAGTAGAAACCATAAAAGAAGAGTTGAAGCAGGTACAGAACGTCGATCTTGGTAGAAACACCGAGCGTCTTTCGGTTGAACCCTCTGCTGAATCTATTCACGACAAGCTCGCAAGGCAGGCTCGTGAACGGGTAAAGCAGCAGACAAAATAAATTGTTCAATATCTAAACCAAAACAAAAATGCCAGTTTCAGGCGTAGGTTTCCCTAGCGGAGCCTTAGTCGGCGGGACAATCTCCCGCAACCCGCTGCTGCAAGATTATGTCTTCAATGCGGGGCTTGTTCAGCCCACCCATAGTTCGTGGCTGATTGAAAAATACCCTTTTAACTAGGGGCATAGCAGGAAACGTCCTGCGATGAAAACTTCGTGAATTGCTGGGAAATCCTTAGAGCTTTCTTGCCACAACGTATACCGGAAACGGGGACCGTGAAGGCCTGAAAAAAGAAAGATTGGGTAATCAGCAGCCAAGAACCCGAAACGTCGGGTTAAGGTTCAACGACTACAGAAATGACTAAAGAACACAAAAACTTACTGTTGGCTTTGTGCTTGGGGGACGGGAACCTCAGCAAGCCTTTTATTAAAGAAAGCGGTGCGTACGGGAGTTCTATATTGACAATCGTTCATTCCGCCAAACAACTAGACTACATTATGTGGAAAGCCGGATTATTGGAAAAAATACTCGGCAAGCCCATTAAAGTAAGACAGTTTAATTCTAAAGCTAAAGGCGTTTCATATCCTTCTTATGGAATATACGTAGGGAATAAGTATTTTAGGATACTCCGTAGGTATCTCTACAGAAACAATAAGAAGAACATTACCCAAGCAACAATTTCAAGATTAACCCCAATGGGGCTTGCAATATGGTACCTTGATGACGGCTGTTTATACACAGATAAATCAGGGGCGCTTACATTGTCTTTGGCACTTGGTTTGCCAAAACAGGAGGCAGAAGTGGTTGCAAAAGCTCTTAATAAAAAATTTGGAGTTACTCTTCGGATTTATCCAATGAAAGGAAATGTCTATTACGGCCTTTCATGCAGGACCGCCGAGGCGATAAAGTTCGTAGAAGTTGTCAAAAAGCCAATACTAGAGCACATAAAGTGCCTAACCTACAAAGTCAAATTTGATAAGCGCGAAGCAATTTTAGCAACAAAGCCTTGGAGGCGAATAGCTAAAGTTGAAGATATAGTCTACTCCGACGAAAATACCTCGAAAGAGGCGGTATAAAGGCAATACACTTTGACGGTCCTCACCGACCGCATGGGTGCATGGGAACCCATCATGAACGACACTCTTTCGTGGAGCGTCCTTGACCGTACCCGCAAATCGGCTACGCTGTCAAGCGGCTTTACGAACGCTGTTGCTTCTGACACTTATACTCTTGACATCGCTGCTACGGGCGCTAACCTTGGTTACTTCTTGGTTGGTGACGTTCTGCGTACCGAGTCGGGGGTACTGTTGAAAGTTACCGCAGTAGGTGATGCCGGTGGTTTTCAAACTATCACTGTATCCAAGTTCGATGGTTCCAACATCGTAACTGGCGACACGGCTGATGGCGAGAAACTCGGCCACGCCTTCAACGTCCACGCACAAGCCTCTAACGGCCCTGCAGGACGCGTTTATCTGCCCACTGAAGAGTACAACTATACTCAGATTCTCAAGAGTGGTACCAAGGTAGGTCGCGACATGCTGTCCAATAAAATTTGGTTGGACGTGGCAGGTGGCCAAAGCTGGTACTGGGAGAACGAGCAGATCATGTTCGACGAGCACTTCCGTGATATCGAGAATACGATCATGTTCGGTACCCGCTCTTCGAGCGGTTCTACCAAGACCACGCGTGGTATCTGGGATCGTGTAGTAACGGCTGGCGAAGGCCAAGTCATCAACTACGCTTCGGGCACGGGCATCACTGAATCCAACATCCAGTCGCTCATCGAGCGTTTGGTACGTGAGGGTTCTTCTTCTGAACTGCTTGTACTTTGTGGTTCCACTGCCTTCAGCCAAATCCAGCAGGCTCTGAAGTCTTACGCCGTCAACGGTGGTATTGACTACGGTGCTTTCGGAGGAAACGCTGTGGGTCTGGACATCATGACCTATCAGTTCTTCGGCAAGAAGCTCAACTTCGTACACTATGCACTGTTCGATGATGACAAGATGCTTCCTTTCGTATCTACTCCGACGTCTACCAAGGTGAACTTCCGTAACGTAGCCCTGTTCCTTGATATGGGTTCTACGTCCAAGGGAGAGAAGCTCCTGAAACTGTACTACCGCGACGGTGATGCAGGTCAGGCCAAACTCATTCACAAGGTGATTCCGGGTATGGTAGGAATCGGCGGAGCTAACACTTCGGATACTGGTGGAATTGCAGCTAACAGCTTCGACGGCTTTGAGGTACAAGTCCTCACTGAGATGCTGGTTAAGTTCGCGCTTCCCAATCGAAGTGGTGCGCTCATTGCAAACAGCTAATTTTTTAAGGGGGGACTGGACCTCTGGTCCCCCCTATTTTTAACTTTCAATTAAACTGCTAAACTTTATGGCTAAAGAAAACAAATTATTTAACTACGGCGACTATTACTATTTCGCCCTTATTACTCCGATTCCGGGCTCATGGGGCTTTGTCTCCTACTCCGACGGGGAACACACGTATGAGGCTATCCGTGGTCTGAACCCTCAGACAAAAGTAGCCATCCCGTTTGATATTTACTTCTCTACCAAAGAGAGGGTTTATCGTTGCGGAAAGAAACAATCAGTAAAGGTAATCATCGACGGTGAACGTACCGAGTCGATGCCTCTTTACGAGTACCTGAAGAACCACCCCAACTGCCAGAATTCAAAGTCGGCTCGGGAAGATTCTCCGGTAATTTTTAAGGAACTTGATGAAGTGAAGGACGCCAAAGAGCATACCTCCCGGATCAAGCGCCGTGCAGATGCTATGAATAAGGCTCTTGCTTTGAAGCCTGCCGAGTACGACGACATTGCTCCGTTGATTGGTGTGTTCAGCGACGATCCCGATGTTAAGCAGCGGGCGATTCTCATGTTCGCCGACCAAGACCCTGAGGGCTTCTTCCGTTTTGTGGAGGACAACGCCGCCCCGGTACGCGCTTTGATACGCAAGGCCGTTCAGATGAACAAACTTAAGAAATTGGGTGAGTCCATCTTCTGGGATAAGGAAACCATTGGGGGCAACGAAGATCAGGCCGTAAGTTACCTGCTCGCCAACAAGGACAAGCATGACGCGCTCAAGATGCTCGTCAAAAAGCTGAAATGAACTACACCAAACTGACACTCACATCTCGCGTAAAGTCGCTCGGTCTTCCGATCAGCGACTTTATGCTTGTTGGGGTCAGGAGTGGTGCTGACAGGCCCGACGTGTACGACGACAAGTTTTACATACTAACACGCGGGTCTTTGTTTACTTTTGATTGCACCACTAACTCGGGGACTTACTATTTGATGAACCTGATGAACCCCAAGGGCACTGCTGTGCTCAAGGCTGACAGGTGTTACAAGTATAAGTTGGGTCTGCACAAAGGCAAGGAGGCCTTGGTTCAGGCAGCCCCTGTAGAAGTTTACAGGGATAAGAACAAGGATGCTAAAGTAGACGCCGTAGGCCCCACCGAGTGGGGATGGTTTGGTATCAACATCCACGGTGCCTCTGAAAACGCAGTGAGTAAGTTCATTTCGCGTTGGAGTTCCGGTTGTACGGTAATCCCCAATCCACAGGACTTCAAACTACTTATTGAAGAGTGCAAGAAGTCAGGACAAATTGTTTTCAACTACACATTACTAAACGAATTTTGATTATGCCTCCCAAGCCAAAAAGAAAAAAGCTCTCCATTTCGGACGTAGCCAAGAATTACAAAAAGCACAACAAGACCACCGTAAAGCAGGACGGCTATGTAAGCCAATACACCATTGGTACCAACCCACAAATGGATGCTGCTGTTAAAGCCCGCATGGGTTTTGCAACTCCCGGAGCCTCCTACACAGGCCCTGCATTAATCAAAACGACCACCAACACCTACAAGCCGGGTAAACGTGCCCAGACTTTTGGAAGTCAGAAAAAATCAGGTGGCAGATTCATTGGAACCACCAAGTACAAATGAACATCAAAAAGGCACAAGATCGTTACTTTGCGCCAGTGCCCACCAAGTGGCGTAAGGTAGGAGACTCTATCCTGATCTTTGGAACCACCATGACCGCTACTTTTGCAGGCATGGAGGTTCACAAGGAGTGGATCATAGGGATGTCCATACTTACCGCTATTGGCAAAATGATTACAAACTTCTTCTCCGACGAAAATGGCACTAACACTTGAACTAGACTTTACTGCCGAGGCGAAGAACGGCGACATCTTTTTAGGCACAATATCAGACGCGACCGTCTATGGAACAGGTGGAAACCCTGCACGTGGAGGTGGTGGCCTGTTTATTACGGGGGCTAAGATGAACGCCGACGGCACCGAGGAGAACGATCTTACGTTTGTAAGCTACTCTCCTAGCGGGGCCGATGCGTGGACAGAGGTGACATTTGACATTGAAAAAGACGGGTGGCATCAGTTTAAAATTGTGTTCATTCGTGATTTTGATATTGCCACCAACTACGCGCAGTATGAGGCTGTATATGAGGGGGGTGTTGTATATCGAGCCACTCAGGCATCGGTAGGACAAACCCCGCCCAACGCTTCTTATTGGGAAGTGGTATCTGATCCGACGTCCCTGCTTGACAATGACGGCACGGCTACGGAGTCGCCCAACCTAGAGTTCCAGCTTCTTCAGCGTGTAATCTATCCCAACGCCAAGGTGCTGTTCGGCAACAAGGCCGAGGACGCGGCCATCGAAGGCTACGGTGATTCTACCCGCGGGGAGGATGTTCTTACTTACGAATTTGTACGGCTCTGTGTGGAGGCCATGAACTCATTGGATCAGCGGGGCAAACAAGCTGATGGAGAACGTGTAGCTAGAAAGGCAGAAGAATTCGCTAATTCCTAAAGCATGCTAGACCCTCGCGGATCGAGTATAGAATACCAAGCGGCGGTAAAGCGCGATGACCTTGTAGTAGAACTCTGCAAGACGCGTAAGCCTTTGGCTTCCAAAAAAATGGATCAGGCGGTACTTATCTCTGATCTGTTGAAGGCTGTAAGCTACAAGACCACATATCTTGAGGATATTGTAGTCAATAACCTGTATCAACGCCTCATCGAGGCTGCTGAGGTTTTTGACTATCCCGTAGCCCCTGTACTCCCTACCCTTACTGTTCCTAGCGGCGGCACTACAATTATTGTTCAAGGCACTCAAGGCCCCGCGGGGCAGGACGGCGGTGGAACAGATTTCTCTTCTTTGGGTGTAGCTACCGACACAGTGGTTGACAGTTTCCCCCTCACTAGCGCCTACGGCGCTCGGTGGGATGTGCTTGTTAACGGTACCGCCCAACGGGCGGGTACGGTGTGGGCTACGTGGACTGAGGACGGGCTTGCAGTGGATTTCTCTGAACTAGGCACCCCCGACGTCAACGGATCGACCGCTGGAATTACTTTTACTGTTACAATATTTGGGGGTAACGTAAGGCTCAACGCCATTGTTACCTCGGGGACGTGGAACGTAGTGGGCTCACGATACTTTATTCCTAACAACGGTGTTGGGGTTGTTGTCAACACAGGAAGTTCACTCCCCGACGGTCAGGTGTTTATTGGAGACGTTTCCAATCTAGCCCAGCCACAGACCCTCAGCGGTGATGTGTCTATGACCAACACGGGCGTAGTAAGCATTACTCCTCTTGTAATTACTAACGGCGACATCAACGCGGCGGCGGCCATTACGTTCAATAAGATGGCTGCCCTTACTGCGTCACGGGCATTGGTATCCGATGGGGCAGGAGTAGTGGGTGTATCTGCTGTAACCTCTACAGAACTTGGTTACCTGTCGGGAGTAACCTCCAATATCCAAACACAGCTTGACAGTAAAGTTGGCTCCATTACGGGAGCCATTTCTACTGTTGTTGCCGTAGACTTGACCGCCTCTCGGGCTGTAGTATCTAACCCTGCGGGTAAAATTGCAATTAGCGGCACCACCTCTACGGAGTTGGGTTACCTGTCTGGTGTTACTTCCGCTGTTCAAACTCAGATTGATTCAAAACAGGCTACTATAACAGGTGGAGCCACCACCATTACCTCATCAAACCTAACGGCCTCTAGGGCCCTAGCTTCCGATGGAAGCGGGAAAGTAGCTGTGTCATCGGTTACTGCCACGGAGCTTGGCTACGTCTCAGGAGTAACGTCCGCTATCCAGACACAGCTTGACAACAAGATGCCTGATGAAGTTGGTATAAACGATCAAACGGGCACAACCTATACGCTAGCACTTTCTGACAAAAATTCTTCAGTCAGGATGGCCAATGCACTCACCAATACACTTACTGTTCCGGCCAATGCAAGTGTTGCTTTCCCAGTAGGCTCGCAGGTTATTATAGTTCGGGCAGGAGACGGGGATACACGTATCGCACCGGACACAGGGGTTACTATTAACACCATTGGCCTGCAAGTAGTAAACCCCAATTACGTAACTATTTCTCAGAAGTATCGGGGTGCAACGCTGGTTAAGGTAGCCACCAATGAGTGGGATTTGTTTGGAACACTGCAATGATAGGCGCTATTGGCATACGACAAACCGATCTTTTAGCCTTCACGCCTTTTGATGTGGGGCTTTCGGTTGCCACCATCGATTCTACGTACAATTACGTATCTTCTATGGAGCTTTTTTCCCCTGACGGAGTGCCCTTGGGAACAACTAATTTGACAGTTCCAGCCCCGGCTAACGGAGGTTCAGATACAGACACACTGAATGCGGGAGCAGGCGCCGGGTTCACGGTAAACGCCACCGGGAACAAAAGCGCGGGTACAGCATTGACTCCTACCACCGTCGATTTTTTACATAACAGTGTCATTGTACACACAGATAACATCGCATTTGGCGACCCCGTGGCGGGTGCATATACGTTTACGGGCGTAGCCCCCGGAGACTTGTTGGAGGTAGTTATAACAGAGATATAATGGGTGAATTAGTAGTAAGGAACGGACTTAAATTTGCTTCTTCTTTGCCTTCGGGCGCGGGGGATAATATTCTCACCGTCGACCCCGCAACGCTTGGGGTGGGGAGCATTAGTTCTATTGACACCTCTGTCTTTGTCTCTAACGTACTCCCAAGTGCTAATATATACGTAGGCAATGGTTCTAACGTAGCCACCGCCGTAGGCGTTACAGGAGACATAGCCATTGATAATGCGGGGGTGGTGTCTATCTCCACAGGCGTGATCGTGAACGCCGACATCAACGCATCTGCCGCTATTGCGTTCTCTAAGATGGCACCTCTTACCGCCTCTAGGGCGCTGGTGTCAGACGGCTCGGGGCTTGTAACGGTTAGTGCTGTTACTGCTACCGAACTAGGATATCTCTCGGGGGTTACTTCGGCGTTACAAACTCAACTCAACGCCAAACAGGCGACGATCACGGGCGGAGCTACAAGCATTACTTCAGCCAACCTCACGGCCTCTAGGGCATTAGTCTCTGATGGCTCAGGAAAGGTAGGGGTAGCCACTACTACTGCCACTGAAATAGGTTATGTTAACGGGGTTACTTCTTCTATACAAACACAGTTAGACTCTAAGCAGCCCGACATTCAGTTTAAGGACGAGGGGGTTAACGCAGGCACTTCGGGCGGGGTCACTACTGTTGCCTTTGTTGGTGCGGGTGTTTCTGCAGTGGAATCTAGCGGGACGCTTACTGTTACCATTGCAGGTGTTGCCAACGGTCTCCCTTCGGGAGGTACCGCCGACCAATACTTGTCCAAAATCGACGGGACTGACTATAACACCCAATGGTCAACGCTTACTGTTTCAAAGATAACAGACATTACGGCTACTGCCGCCGAGATAAACGCTCTTGCTGGCGCGGGGGTAAGTGGGGCTGAGATGGGTTACCTCAACGGGGTAACTTCGTCCATACAGGCACAACTTGATCTTAAACTTGATAGGGCCCTTACCAACAATTACATGTTTGTTGGAAACGCCTCTAACGTAGCTATTCCTTTGGCTACGGGGGCTAACGGGTATGTGCTTACTTCTGTCGGAGGAGTCCCTACATGGGTTGCTCCGGGGACAGGTGGAACAGTTACATCTGTAGACGTCAGCGGCGGCACCACGGGGCTTACGACCTCTGGAGGCCCTGTGTCTACTTCAGGGACTATTACTCTTGCAGGCACTCTTATAGCCGCCAATGGCGGCACAGGCTTTGCCTCCTATGCGGTAGGGGATATTCTGTACGCGAATACTACGACTACCCTTGCTAAGTTGGGCGCAGGTACCGCTACTTACGTCCTTACTTCCAACGGGGCCGGTGTCGCCCCTTCTTGGCAGGCATCGGGTTCGGGGGGTGCGTGGCTGTTAGCCAGTGGTGGTACGCTTACAGGTAATAATCTTGTAACTGGTTCTTACAATATAGATTTTGCACCCAATAGACTCCAAGTAACGCAAAATGCGCTAGCTTCTTCTTGGGTAAAAGCCCTAACTGTAACCCCCGGAGCCCACACAGCCATCACCAACACCCTTGAAAACATCAACAATGATTTCGGTGCTGTTACTCAAACATGGGCAGGTGGAGGAACGGTAGCTACTCAAAGGGGAACGTATTTCAGGAGTCAGACGTTAGCGGGAGCTTCTGCCCAGACTTTTACTAATGCTTACACCCTCTATGTTGATCCTCCTGTAGCTGGTACTAATGCTACAATCACTAACAACTGGGCTGCTGGTTTTAATGGTAATACCTTAATAACGGGTAATACCTTCATAGCAAGTTCAGGAACAATCACCGCCAACACTAAGTTGGATGTGAGGGGGATTGGGACTAACACATCTACAACCTTCTCATTACTATTGTCGGACGCAGCAAATACATTAAGGTTTAGAGTATCAGATAACGGTACTTTCAACTTTAATAATATGTTAATTCTCGCCAACAGATCGTTTAGTTATACTGCTACAGGGTCTAATGGCCCAGACTTCTCAAACACAACAACCGTTACGTCCACGGTTGGTAGTTACTACTCACTAAAAACAAGTGTAGCTTTTTCTCCTTCTTCTGGGACGGCAACTTATGCTGGATTGTCAATAGACGGAACATATAACGTAACAGGAGGTACAACTACCGTTTATGGCATAGACTACAACCCCACGTTGACCTCTATGACTGGGGCTACCCACTACGCAATCAGAACTACGTCTGGCGGTGTTCTGCTTGCAGGAGGATTAACAACATCAGATGCAGGAGCTACCATCACAGCCAATACTAAGTTGGATGTGAGGGGGATATCCGGAGGTAACGTACAGGTTTGGAAGAATAACGGGGGGACAACTCAGTTGGGCGTAATTACCAATCAGGGCAGCGTGTCCTTTGTTCAGGACTCGATAACCACGCCGTCTGCATCTGCCGCAAAGGTATTGGCGGTGACTCCGGGCAGTCATACATCAATGACAGCCTCAACGGAGTTTTTGGCTTACCATTTCTCTGGGGGCGCTTGGAGTTGGTCCGCCGGTACGGTAGGCACACAGCGATGGGCTCTTTTTGAGGGGTCAGTTGTTGACTCTGGCACTGTCACACACGGCTATACTTTGTATACAACGGCCCCAACAGCGGGCTCTGGTACTTTAACAAATGCTTGGGCGGCGGGATTCGATGGCAATACTTTAGTAACCGGTGATTTTTATCTAGGGAATACACTTACTGGCGGGGCCACAAGAAAAGTAATTGCAGACGGTTCTTCTTCAAATGTAAGCCTTGTTTTAAAAAACAAAGGCACTGCAGACTTTTCGTTTGAAACAACAAGTGGTTCCGTATCAATTATACCCGCGGGTTCTGCCACGTTTATTAACATAAAAGGAACGGGTACGACGCCTAGTGTGTCGTTAGCGTCATCGAGCTCCAATAGTGGTCTTTTTATACAATCAGACACAGCAAGTAGTGGGGATATTCTACTTTATCCGGCAGATTCTGGCCCCTTCCGGGTTAGAATACGAGGTAGCGCCGGTTCTGCAGCCGGGGGAAATGTAGAAATTTTTGGAGGATCGCCGGGATCAGGAAACAATAATGGGGGCAGTGTATATTTGGCCAGTGGGACTCCTGCTGGTTCTGGCACTGAGGGGAACGTATATGTTCAAAGCAGGGCGGCAGGTAAACTAAGTTTCTTCAACGTAACCCCCGTAGTTCAGCAGTCGGGGCTTACTGCAATAACCCACACGGCCCCCGGAACTCCTGATTATGCTATTCAGGACCTTACCAATTCAGGTGGATTTGGTTTTGCAACCAAAGACGAAGGGAACACTGTTCTGAGCGTAATAAAAGCAATGCACGACGCAATGAAGGCCTATGGATTACTAAATTAAACAACCTAAAACAAAACACACTATGGCACTACGAGTATTGACAAACCAAGAAAAGGAAGAACTGAAAAACAACGCAGACTTCCGTGAAGAATGTAAATGGGGGCTCCTGAACAAGGCGGCCTATTGGAAGGGATTGGACGGCACATCCGTCCCCGGCAACAACTACGTTCGGTGGGCAAAAAGCCGCCAATTTTCGGCTGCCGTAGCCCAAAATCCGCAGATTGCTGACCCAAACCAAAATCAGCAGATTGCTGACCGTTTCCTTATGTACATGAAGAACGAGTTGTGCGTTGACGATCAGGCGGCTTTTGACGCCTCCGCGGCTATTGCCGTCCTTTTGTCTGGCAACAAGTTTGATACAGCCGCCGATTTGTACTTTGACGATCAAATAGCCACTACACTTTTTTAGGCTTTTGGCACGATTCTTGCTTTAGAGACGAAAACTGTTATTTTTAACAAAAAACCTAATTAAAATTATGAAAATTAAGAATTCTGAAATCACCCCCCTTTTGGTAACCCTAGTAACCTATAACAAGGAGACCGGTGCAATGGTGGGGGGGCTTTTGAGTGAAAAGATGTCCTTGGGCCTGCGCCGCAGGTTGCAAAAAATCCGTGAGGCATTGCTCGCCAAGCACACTGAATTTGTAAAGGACATGGAAGAGGTAAACGAGCTCCCCGAAGGCGAACGTAGTGCCGAAGGCCAAAAGCTCCTTGATGAGGAAGTAGAGGTTACCTTTGAGCCCGCGTCCTTGGCCATGATTGAGGCCATTGACACGGCAGCCAATTACGATATGGCATTAATAGAAAAAATAGCACAATAACCCCAAAAACAACAACAAATGGCAGAAATTATTGATTCCAAGAACGCCACCCAAACACTGGTGGAGTTCAAAAACGGCAACACAACGGTGCTTGCCATCGACGGTGCGGGAGACATTATGGACAAGAACCTTGTTAACCGCGCCATCTTCAACCCCACGGCTAAGACCATCGTAGATGGATCGGCTACCTCTCTTTTTGAGGTCCCCATTACGGCGGGGCAGGTGGCGTCGGGCATTATCGACTTTTCGGTATTTGCTTCCGACGGTACTGACTTTCAGGTCATCAGTGGTATTGCCTCTTATGGCGCAGTAAACAAGGCAGGTACCATCACACGTACCGTTACCTACGCTACGGCCAACGAAGCCAAGGCAGTATCGGCGGGTACCATTACCCTGTCCTTTACGGCTACGGACGACACCAACAAGGTTACCGTTAAGCTGCAGCCCACGGGCTCACTGACCGAAACCACCTATAACATCATCTACAACGTAATGCCCCTGCGCGGCACTGTTACTATTCTGTAAATGAGCATTATTGAAATGCACGAGTATTTCGATCAGCTTTTAGACAAAGCTGGCACGAGTTACTTTGTCGATGAGGAAAGGGACCGATTCATTAACATGGCTCAGTTAGAGTATGTTAAACGTGCTTTGCCTTCCTCAGAAGGGGGTATTGTGAACGTCGAGTACAATCAGCTGGTAGCAAATAACTTGCTACCACTGATGTACCAGACGGGGGCTGTAACGATGAACGGCTCGGGCGTGGTTACTGTGGCTGCGGCCCAATCAGCCCTTGACACGGCCACTGACTCCACTGAACCCTTTATTTACGTATTGAATGTAAGCCTTAGTTCGGGTGGGGCTACGTACCCTGTGCGCTACACGCGGCACAACGATTGGTATGAGTTTGAGAACAACCGCTTCAAGCGGGCTTCTGCGACTTCGCCCCGTTACAAGTACGATGCGGTAAATTTTACGTTTGCCCCTGCCGACACTTCGGCTTCTGTTTATTTTACTTTCCTCAAGCATCCTCACGATGTCAACAGGAATCAAGCCATTGACTGCGAGTTGCCTGAACACACCCACAAGCAGATTGTAGAACTTGCCGCAAACCTTGCGATGATATCGCTTGGAATGGCACAACCACAAAGAGATGCCGAAAGCGCCCGCTGAACGTAGAGTAGTCATTAAACGGGGAGATGCGTGGGATGGGGATAATTTCACCCTGAACAGGCCCACCTTTGACTTTACAGGCACTACGGCCAAAATGCAGATCAGGGACAAGGCCGACGGCACAGTATATGTTACGTTGAATCCCGCCTGTTCGTTCCCTGCAGTGGGTCAGATGACGTTCTCTAATCCCCTGACGGGGGCTCAGACGTCAACATTTCCCACGCAGAAGCTGGTGGCCGATGTTCAGATTTATAGGGCTTCACCGTTGTACGGGCCCTACACTATTTACAACTACGTTTTTGAAGTACAGCCTGATATTACTCAATGAGTGATATAAATGTTTCCAGTGCGCCGCTGTCCCCGGAGATAACCGTTCAAGCCGCCCCCGTTCCATCGAACGTGAGCGTGAACGTCGCCCCGGTCACACAGTCACTGAACATTTCTGCAGCCCCTGTACAAAACACAATAGAGGTAGACGTAGCCCCTGTTGTTAATGAGATAGAGGTTTCTCTTATCAACGGATCAATAGGTCCGCAAGGGCCTGCGGGCGACGACTACTTTGGGGTTTATTTCAGTGACTCAACCATCAATCGTGACATGGATGGTGTTATTACAAGTATTGATTACGACAATGGTGTTACTGTTACTTTCAACAGGAACGTCAACGGTCAGATCACTTCCCTTACCTCGGGAACCAAGACAAAGACATTACACAGGGACGTTAATGGCGTCCTTACAGGAATAACCTACAGTTGACATGGCAATAGCAGACGATTTTTCAATTGACAGGGCCACAGGCGATATTCGGCATACATCGGGTTCTACCAACTACACGGTAATACAACTCCACAGGTGGTTGCAGGATGAGGCTGACGATGCTTCTTTCTCTGGAAACGATGAAATAGACATTACCGACCCAACACCGTCGGAACGGTCAACAGACAACATCATTACCCTCATTAATGGGTATAATATTGATGACACTGCCGCGCAGTATTTGTACGACGGCTCTATCATACAGGATGGGGGGGATGAAATCTACGACGGTATTCTTGTGTTCGCTAACGCAGGGATGCGGCTAGAGATCATCCAGAACGGAGCATTAGCTACCAACTTCTGGACTACGGGCATTAACGCGGATTCAGCCAATGGTATCTCGCATCGTTTTTTGCTTAAAGTTAGAACAGGCGGTGCAGATATTGATGGCAGACGCATCATAGGCATTACCCGTGAGTTTGGCTTTACCTACTCTGAATTTAAAATCAACGGAACTGCTCGGGGTAACAACGTATTGGCCCTTACCTACGCGACTGACCTAAACAACCAGACCGCCTCTGGCACAGTTGCAACGTGGACCAACATAACAAATACATCCGCCGGGTACAATGGCATTGATGTAAACAATGATGGTTCAGACGAGTATTTCTACTCTGAATGGAACAGGGACACACGAACCATCAATGACCTCTATGAACGGATGAAGTATCTCACCCGCAGGGGGGAGACAACTACGCTGTACGGGGTACAGGGACAGATTTTCAGGGGCATTACCCATGAAATAACAGTAGATGGCGGTTCCGGGACATGGAGCCCCTTTGAACCGATCACTTGGTCTGGGGGCGCGGGGCAATTGCTTGCAAGGAATAATGCTACGGCGACATCTTGCACAAAGTTATGGATACAGCTTATTACCGGCGTACCTCCAACAGATAATCAAACGATTACGGGGAGCACTTCTGGGGCTACTAATTTAGTAAACGTGACCGTTACAGAGAGGACGATTTCACAACCTTTCTGTGGTGTTTCAACGGGCTCGGCACTTATAGGCGCTTACGGGTTTGGTGTTGAGGCTCTGGATTTATCTGCTGCTGATAAGGTATTTGATTTAACTAATACACAGTACTCTCCGCCCAACTTTCAGACTGGAACCGTCGCTGGTTTGGTAATTGGAGAAGATTATGTACTCGTTGCCCCTAATGACGGAGGCAATATTGAGTATGACCAATTCACCCTGAATGGTGCATTGACTGGGGCAGCGGTGACGGCGGTGGTTGTTAACGGATCAATCCCCGCGGATACTCCAAATACAGGATCAATTCGCATACTCAGGGCTAACGGTGTTTACACACGTCACGATTATACGTCTTGGACCGGTTCCACTTTTACAATAGGTTCAACCGACTTTTCCACAAACAACGCGGCTAACGGAGCAAACTGTTTCATTAGTTATATTGACAAATTGGCGACATCAACTTCTGAGACATTCACGGCAGTGTATGTATCCAACCGGGGCATGTTTATCCGCGTAAGAGACGGAGGTGGCACACCAATCAAAACTTTTGAAACAACAACTACGTTTGGATCGGGAGGATTCTCGGTTACGGCTAGCAGGATTTCAGATGTTTAAATGGCAAGAATTAAGGCATATTCTGTTACTGAGGTTACAACGGCCTCAACAAACCCTGCGGCTCAGGTAGAGTTCCCCACTAACGTAAGCAATGATCTCATTCTTCTTATGTTGGCACAGGACGGAACTACTGTTCCGTCATTACCTAGCGGATATACTGATATACAAAATCAAGCCGGTGCAGCACAGGCATACAGGTTATGCTACAAGATAGGCGCTGGTGATGAGGTTTGCCCTACGCTATCGGGAGCTAGCGATGAGTGGCATATTGGGGTATTTGTCATTAGTGGTGTTGATACCGCTGACCCTATTAACGTAACGGCAGAAAGAACTGCTACTGATGCTACACAACCTTTTACGTGGACATCTTCTGCATCTACGGATGAGGATAATGTGCTGGTAATGCAGTTCATCAACTCGGATTCAGGGTTGGCCCTCACCTGTTCTACAATGGGGTACACCAATCTGGTTAATGGTGACGTTGGTACAGCCGGGTTTGGATGCGCTTTTACGTTTATGCCTACTGCCGGTGCAATTACAGATGCGACATGGAAAGGCCGCTCTAATGATGATACCACAGCCTGCTTAGTCGGTTTTAATGATGACGGCAACGGAACGCGACCACCTTACGCTGACCCGCAGACATCAGGGGTGTTTTTACGCCCGTTGGGAACATTAACGGAATCAGACACCGCCCCCGGATCACTTACTTATGGCGCTATTGGTATGCGTGATTTCACGCAGATGTGGATGGATAACGCTGGCGCGTTCACGGACGAAACCACTGACATTAATGACGTAGGCACTGCGGATGTCACAATTACCAATACCGCAGCTAACGCGTGGTATTTTGGTTATGACTACGCATTTAATCACATGGTTCTTCAGATTTCCACAGCGCAAACGGGTGGAACAATCGTGTGGGAATACTATAACGGTTCTACGTGGGCCACATTAACCGTGGCCGGTGTTCTTACTGCTACTGGTTGGGCAAGATTGACATGGACAACCCCTTCAGACTGGACATCTACTTCAGTAAACTCTGTCACGAAGTTCTACGTCAGAATGAGGATAAGCGTCGTGTTCACGACTGCGCCTATACTATCGCGTGGACATGTGGGTGGGTGGTTGACTACTTATGATGCCACTGCTGCTGCTGCTGACGCCGGGGTTAATCCATATATGGACGCCATTTCGTTAACTCCGGGGGCCACATCTAATTTTTCAGGGTCAGAGTTTCAATTTGGTGCCGCGCTGGATATGGATACCGGGGTCATGCTCATTCACCATAAATCACAATTGCCCCGTGACTATGCCGTAGACGTATCAAAGAATGATGTAATATACCCTGTTACTGAAATAGGGCTTTCTGGTAAAAACGGGACTATTTCAGGTTACGGTGGTCTTCTTGTTGTTCTTGCGGACGCTGACAGTGAGTACGAGGCTTATGCTGTTCATTCAAAAGGGGCGTTAACCGCCGACTTTTCCGCATACAATGTGGCGGCAATCGGGCTTAATAACGGCGCAAAGCCATACAGCGTAATAGGTACACTGAATAAGAGCGCTGTGACAAGAATGTTGCTCTTGCCGCAGGGGGCTTTTGGTGCCATGCTTGCGCACATATCGGCGATGTCACTCATTAGTGAGATTGTTTTTGCTGGTGGGGATTCTGATAACCCAATTACGGTCAATGACCTTCGTACTGTTGCAAACAGTTGTGTGGGCACCACATTAGCCTTTAATGGGGTTGGGGACTTCAATCGCATCTATGCCCCTATCCGCTTCGGGGGCAACCATCGTATTATTACGCTAATCAACGGCGCTATTTTCCAGTTCCCTACTGCTTACGATGGTAAACTGTATTTGGATTGGAACGCGGATGATAATGTTGCGGGGGTAACTTTCTACGGCGTTGGCTCTGGTGATTACTTGCGGTTCCCTAACTGTGTATGGAAGGGATCACAGCCTTTCCGGTGGGAGTTTAACTCGTCCCACTCAGCAAGTACAAACATGGACTTTACCGGGAACACGGTTCAAGGGGCTACCGTAACACTAAGGTCAACAGTATCACTTGATGGTGTGTCGTTCATTGACTGTCCGGTATTCACGCTTAATTCAGCCGCGCTTGTTAACTGCTTGTTCGACAACAGTAAGGTAAGCACATCAGTAATCGCTGAACTTGCTGACATAACGGATAGCGACTTCGTTTCTGCTGGCACCGGACACGCCATTGAAATTACTGGGACGGCTGGGGATGTTACACTTACCAACGTAAACTTCTCTGGTTATGCGGGCACGAACGGCTCCACGGGGAATGAGGCTATTTACGTAAACATTGCTTCAGGTACGGTAAACATAAGTATAAACGGTGGATCAACACCCTCAATCAGGACAGCAGGGGCAACAGTAAACGTAACCAATGCTGTTACTGTAAGGGTTACAGTTCTCGATGTTAATACCGGATTGCCTATTGAGAACGCAAGAGTATTTTTGGAAACTGATCCGGGGGGTACAGATATTTTTAACAACCTGACCAATGTCAGTGGCGTAGTCGAGAATACTGCTTATAACTACACATCTGATACTGATGTTATTGGGCGTGTAAGAAAAGCAAGTTCCAGTCCTTTGTATAAAACGTCTCCTATTTCTGGGACAATTACGAATAATGGATTTGACGTAACCGTGTTTTTAATCCCCGATGAATAATGGCTATATCTATCAATTGGGCCACCAAAGTCATAACGGTTCCGCAAAGTTATCTTACTAACTTAGGGGGAGGGGTGTATGAACTGGATGTTAATCAATTTCGGCTTGACCTGAAAGATTTGGAGGACAGTGAGGAGGGGATGATGTTTCCAAACACCCATAACCATAACACTGAGGTTACGCTTTCTGGCGTTACTTACGCCCGAACATTTGAGATTATTAACGGGTACACCGTAAGTTTTGAGAACGGTTCTTATACGGTAAAATGCGCGGGGGCTAACCACAACATTGCCGATGTAAAGGTAGTTAATAGTGTTTCCCTGCTTATAGGAAACTCCGCTGGGTTGATTGTCGCGGGCGGCGGCGGGGGCGATCCTTGGTTGACGTCTCTGCCCGGCGGGTACAGCGGTACTCAGGCGGGCGCTATTGTGGCCAAAATAGAGGATGTTTTGGATGAATTGGGGGATGTTAAGGGGGCTGGATTTGATACCCTCAAGCA